TACATATATGAGGTCGCGACCAAAAGATCATAGAGCATTTATTGCATTGTCTTGGGTAGTTTGTCATTAAATCTCGAATCCACAATTGGGACAATTTTTCTTCTTTTTCTCTTGTGTTTTTTGCTCTTCTAAAATCTCCTCGGCTTCTTTACATGTGCCTAATAACTGTTCTTCTGTAAATCCATAATTTAAAAGATCAAGGGGCTCCCATTCGTTGGCAAGAATATCGTAATCCCATGCCCCTTGATGAAGATTTAGTCCAATACATAGCTCGTCTACTTCTTTTTCGGATAGTTGTCTAGTTGCTAACCAGCATTCCACTGATTTGACTTTATTTTTTTTTAGGTATCGGATTCTTTGATGGCCGCCGATAATCGTTCTGTCATTGTTGATGATCGGTTTATCAATTAGACCGAATTTTTCTATCAGATTTCCAAGTCTTTCAAATTGGTTTTTGTGTATTTGTCTTGGGTTCTTTGAATGTTCTTTTAGGTCTTTGATGGAAAGGCTTACTAAGTCCCATGTAACTTGTGATGGCATCTTGGCGGATGACTTCATGACATTCCTTTTGTAAAGAATTTCTTATACCATAATAGTTTTTTCTTTAGTTGCTTTTTTTTCATCACCTCTTCAAAATTGTGCCAAATTGCGCACAAGGATGAGAAATATGGGTCAAGAAATACAGTTAGAGTTTAATCTTTACAACAAAACAGAAGATCAATTAACGCTTGAGGTTATGCAAAAGCAATTAGATCAAATGTGTGAAAGTGTGGGTAAGGTTAGGAGAAAATTGTTTGCAGAAATGGATATAGTGAAGAAGCAATTTGCAATAATGCAAAAAGAAAACGAGGACCTTAAGACTTTAGTTAAGTCTTTTAAGACAGAGAAGACAGATTTTTCCTATTCTCAAAATGGATTGCTATTTAATGTAATCGAATCCCCAAGGGAGATGGTTAACATTGCATAGGTTCAATCTCTATTCTAATTGCCATTATCTTTCCTTTTTCTTGAGCATAAGTCCATTTGATTCTTGGGTCTGAATCTGCATGCCCTTTATTTGTTCTATGAGATAGATAAACCTTTCCATTCCTTTTCCTTTTTTGAACATACTCCACCACCCTTTCGGGAAAGATACAAGCGCCGATCTCGTCTTTTATCCATTTAAAGGCCATAGGAAGGTTTTCCTCGATATCCAGTACCCTGGGTCCAATTCTAGTCAACGTGATCATACAGGGCAAATAAACGGGCTTGTTGAGTGATTTAAACAGCTGCCTGATAAAGAACTGCTGTTGATTATGCCTTTTCGCCTTTTTAAACCAATGCTCATTGCTGTTCCCTTCACTAACGGTCTTTAGCGGTATTTGCCATTTAATCTTCGTCGTCATAGAAATCCGCAATCTTGTTTTCATTGTACAATCTATTTAATTTTTTCGTATGATCTTCCGATATGTAATCATTTTCCATATAGAATTCATAGATTTTATCTACGACTGATCTGTCAAACGCAGGGTGCTTATTTGCGTATGTAATGAGCCTAAGTAAAATCTCTATTTGTTTGCCTTCAGTGTATAGCATTCATGCCTCCAAAATTGGTATTCTATTTTTTCTTAATTGATCGGTAAACTTTTCCATAAAGTTCTTAGAGTCAAAGGTTAACGCAAATTCCTCATAGGATCCATTTAAGATTTCTACGTGTTTGGTAAATATCTCAACTCTTGCATTGCCTACTTTAATTCCATTATATCTTAGCGCATATGCTTTATTCATGTCCTCCCTCGGTGTTTTGTCTATGGGTAATTCTGGCTGTACTTTACAAGCCCATTTTAGAGCTTGAAGAAGGCCTTTAGTGATCACTGTTGTTGGGTGAGTTACGTACTTGATGCCATGTTGTACCCTTTCCCGTGAATAGTCTCGCGTGATCTCTTCTTTCTGATCAATCAAAATATCAATCGATTCCAGTTCAGGCCAAATCAATGGCTTTTCGTTCTTCTTCTTTGGCGAAGCTAAAGGAACAACAGCAGCAACAGATGAAACAGGCTTTGCCTGTTGTTGTTGTTCTTTAGTATTACTATACATATTATTGCTATGAGGAGCGTTTATGGCGCCCGATCTTATGGCGTCCCCAAAAGGGCGGTCCGGTAAACATTTTTTGAAATTGGGAGAGGATTCAATTTCTTTCTTCCTTTTGGCAATCTCAACTTTAGAATCAGATATTATTGTCTCTATTGGAAGAAAATCCCCATTTTCTGCACGAGGTTGATAACGATAAGCATAACCCTTTTCAACACATTCATTGATTACAGAATATATAGCTTTTTCGCCTTCCTTAAGAACGCTGCATAAATGGTTAATGTGAAATTTCCAATCCTCTTTTTTGGTTAGGCAATAACCAATAAATCCTTTAGCCTTTAGGCTCAAGTCCGGATCTTCAAACATCGAGTTAAGTAGCTGAACAAAATGAAATCTGCTATCTCTTACGCCGCGTATTGTACTCATTATTTCCCTCCAATCTTAAATTTGTTGAAAAAAATACACAAATTTTGTAGAAAGAAATTGTCCAACATGATACAGTGTTTGTGAAAATGTTGAGAATTTTCTTTCTTGTTACGAGAAGTTGTGATCTCAGTAACATTTGTGTTTTTGGCTGCACAACTTTTGTGCAGCCTTCCTTTACTTACATAGCTCCAACGACTTCATCCCAACCGACCAATTCGATTGTAACGCCATCTTCGCTTTTTATATATTCCAAGAGTCCTTCAGCACACAATTTGCGAAGGCTACTCATGGTAACAGCTTTTCCATACTTTGCACGGATTACATCCCATGAAAGCCGAAGCTTATTATTTTTGTCCTTATGATCCCATAAGAAACAATATACCTTACTCACGTTATCCATGATTTGCTCCATGAATAAACGAGGTGGTAATGAGGGCACTGTGTCTAAATCTTGGCGGACGACCATGACATTTCTCCTTTTGTTGGTTTGCCTATATTTAAGATAAATTAAAAAAAAAATCTATCAAAAAAAAGGAAAAAGAATAAATGTTATAGTCTTTATTTTAATTTAGGTGTATAGATTGGATAGCGGTGTATATGATAAAGCGTTTCGATCTATATTCACAATCCAACGGGCAACCCCCTAAAAAGCCAAATCTATTGGGGCCCAGCCTCATTTTGTTGCTGATTATGTTCTTCCTGTTGCTCTTTACCTTTCAGGTTTTTTTTACGGACCCTCGTTTTTAGTTTGATTATTCCATTGGTAGCCGCACATATATCTTTTGCAAGTCTTGCGCTCGCCCGCTTGGTGCCCTTGTCAATTGCAGAAATATAAGTGGGAGTAGTCCCTATACTTTCGCTAAAGTCCTTAAGCGTCATGCCGATATTTGCTAAATAAGCTCTGATATTTTGTACTTCCATAACATGCCTCCTTTTTTTTCAAGGTTCCTATATACCGGAAAGCATAAAATAGGTCAATAGAATAAATATGTAGAGAAAGCAATCTTTTTTCTTGCAATAAATCCTTAGGATCTATAAATTCATGCACATTGACAAAACAAGGAGGCAAAAATGAAAGATAAAATAGACCTAGATTCACTGTGCATAGAGATTACTTCTGACATGATGTTAGAATGTGCTAAAAAAATTAGCGAATCTAATCCAACCAAAAAAAAGAAAATAATGAAGCAGATGCTAAAGGATCTCATACAGGATCAATTTTCAGAAAATGCGAAAAGCAAACTTGAAACAAAATAAAGCATTATTAAAAAGAATGAAATCTCCCCTTTAGGATTCAGCCTAAAAGGGAGCAAAAAATAATTTAAATTAAAGGGAAAGTTATGTATACAATGAAAGAACATGCAGTGCCAGAAAGTCATCCGCCAAGATTAATATCAAGACACCGCACAAACCATAATATTGATGCGCCTGTTTTAAATCAATCTTCTTCTGGCAAAACTCAAATGACTAACAGCCAAAAAGGAGATAAAATGAATCAAGTTAGCACAACCAATACCGAAGATTTTTCAGTGATTGAGCAAGTTGTCATGCAAGGGGATTTATCCAAACTAACCGCTGCGCAACGAGTTTCCTATTACAATAAAGTATGTCAAAGCTTAGGCCTGAACCCATTTACAAAGCCTTTTGATTACATCAATCTTAATGGAAAACTTACACTTTATGCGAAAAAGGACTGCACAGAGCAGCTAAGGAAGCTCAATGGCGTATCAATTGAAGAGCTAAATGATGTACTTATGGAGGATACTTACATTGTTACTGCCAAGGCTAGAGATAAGACCGGAAGAATTGATCAAGCTAAAGGCGCTGTTGTTATTGGTCACCTTAAAGGTGATAATAAGGCAAATGCCATCATGAAAGCAGAAACCAAAGCCAAACGAAGAGTTACCTTGAGCATATGTGGTTTGGGGTGGACGGATGAGATGGAAATTGATTCTATCCCAAACGCTAAGGTTGTAAATGTAGACCTAAGCACAGGCGAAATAAAAGATATGGATGTTTCTATTGAAACAACCAGTCAAAAAGCAACGCCACTACCAAAACAGACTGAACCACCAAAGGCCCCGGTGATGCTTTCTAAAGAGCAAATAACAGAGTTAGTGATGATCCTTAGCGAATGTGAAGAGGAATATCAGCTTGAAGTCAATGACCACATTAAAAAGTATTTCGGCGCTGATTTGAGTTTTGTCCCGGCTGAAATGTTTGATAGAATTAAAAGTGCTGCTGTGAACAATATGGAGAAAAATCACGAGAAGCAAAGAAAAGAATCCCCTGAAGCCTTATCTAAGGAAGCTCAATGAATGCTAAAGACATTATCCGAGAAGTTGAAGAACAAGCCGGCGAATGGCTAGAAATGCATGAAAACCCTGCCGAATTAGTGGCAGGTATTTTAGCACATAAAGTAGTAGCACTTAGCAATTACATTGAATACTTAGAAAAAAGGGAGGGGACATATGAACAAAAAAGCATCTCAAATATTAGAAATTGAACAGGGCTCGCCAGAATGGCATGCCCTTCGTAAAACAAAAATAACAGCAACAGACGCCGCCATTATCATGGGCGCTTCTCCTTGGAAAACAAGGGCCGAGCTATACGCAGAAAAAAAATCAAATGAGGCCCCTAAGGCCCCAACTGAAAGAATGCAGAGAGGTATTGATTTAGAGCCAATTGCAAGAGATCTTTTTTGCAAGACTACAAGACATCGAATGATCCCCAAAGTAGTTATAAAAGAATGGGCTATGGCTTCGTTAGATGGCATAAACGCATGGAACGAAGTTTTAGAAGTTAAATGCCCGGGTGAAAAGGATCACTCAATTGCCAGATCTGGAAAAGTGCCTGATCATTACTATCCTCAGCTACAACATCAAATGTATGTATGTGATTCGGAAAAGGCTTTCTATTATAGCTTTGATGGTTCAGATGGCGTGATAGTAGAGGTTGAAAGAGACGATAAATACATCGAGAAAATGCTAACGGAAGAGAAGAAGTTTTATGATTGTCTCTTGAATGACACGCCTCCGCCACCTTCAGAGGATGAATACATTTTGCGCGATGATCCTATTTGGGTTCAGGCATCTCATCGGCTAATTGATGTAAGATCGCAGATAGAAAAGCTCCAAGAGGAAGAAGAAGAGCTTAAAAAAGCACTGATCTTCTTAAGCGGTGAGCGCAACTCAAAAGGCGGAGGTATTTCTTTATGCCAGGTGCAGAGAAAAGGAAATATCGATTACGCTAAGATCCCAGAGCTAAAGGGGGTCTATTTAGAAAAATATCGAAAATCATCAATTAACAGCTGGAGGATCACATGCAGCGCTTAAAAGAAGTTATTAAATTCCTAATGGAGTTACAAAATGCCTTACATTATCGTTTATCAACCACATCGCTCTTTATTATAAAATGCATAATAGTGACCATGTGTATCAAAAGTGTTATAAGCGTGTTGCCTTTTCCTAGATATGAGATGCTGGAAGATCATACCAAGATCAACAAAGTCACGGGTGAAGTTGATTTTAAACATACTCTTTGGAGTAAGATATAATTTAAAGAAGGGGGTAAGACTCAACACCCTACCCCATTCCACAAAACAAAAACAAGGAAGCTAATGAGGAGTAACTATATCCCTGTTCTTACACTACCTTTGAATTTTCGTCACCACTAAAATAAAAGAAGCGCCTTGCGGGGCGCTTCTTCTAAAAATTCCATTACACTCTAGTGACTCTCGAGAAAGAGCTTAGATTATTTCTTCTTTTTCGTCATCATTTTTTTTCCCATAGCGCATGCTTTGTCTCTCTTTTTGTCAGCGCTTAGCAATGATTTTTCGCCTTTCAGCAGTGACTTTGTTTTCGATTCGAGCTTTTTGATTTTCTTATCCACGACTATTTTCCTTTCTTTTTTGGTATTTTAGCTCCACTTTTGCGCGCTACATTCAGAGCAATCGCAATAGCTTGTTTACGAGGATGATTTTTCTCTTCCTCTTTGATATTTTTTCCGATGTTCTTTTTTCCTTTAAGCAATGGCATGATAATCTCCTAATGCATCCCCTGCTAATGCAGGAATGGTTAATGTTGGAGTAACTGTTGTGCTTGGTGTAACTGTCTCATCAATGACGTCTTTTGCTTTCCCTTGCGTATGCGCCATTGTAATGGAATATGTGCATGCTGACAAAAGAATAATACCTGCAAAAAAGACAATTAAATACTTCATAAAGCTCCTTTTTTTATCCTACCCGTACCGCTGAAAGTCTACCACCTGCTAAAGGCGTTCCACCGGAAAAAGTAAGAGCTGCTGTTAAGAAATAGGATGTATTTGCTGATACTAAAATTCTGTATTGCGAAACAGTATGAGTTATGTCCCCGACAGCAGATGGAACGATAGTTAATGCATAAGAGTTATCCCCATCAACATACCCGGTAGATGAGTTCGTAGCTGTTGCAATACCTGAAAACGTTGCGGTTCCTGTAATTGCGCCTCCACTAAACCTACAGTTATAATTGACATCCCAAACACCTGGCGTAAGTGTTATGCTTGTAATTGTCTTGAATGTATTATTTACAAAGCTGCCTATGGATCCAGACGCCGCAAACCCTCTAATTTGTTCTCCTAGAAACCCAGCTGGTGGGGCGGTATTAGTGTTGAATCCGCGATATTGTCCGCCTGTATCCGATAAGGAAACTTGCTGAGCTGCTATTCCTGAAGCGAATGTATTTAAAGTAATGGTCTTCCCATACATATCACCAACGAAGAACCTATCAAATGTGGTGCTAGTTTGATTAAAAACCCCAGTGGCAGAACTATTAGAAAAACATGAATATTCAAAAGTGCCGGCCCCCGTAACAATATTCGTGTTAGTGCAAATAGCCGAACATGCTATTGCGCGTAAGGTAGTCCCAGACCCAACACTAATTGCAGAGGCGCTTCCTGATATGAAAGCGGATCGTGTTGCAAGGCTAGTTCCAGTGCCTGCCAAGGTAAGAGCCGTAACGTTTGGTGCTCCGGCATTTATACTGGAGTTGTCAATCTGAAAAATACCAGTGCTAGAGGTTGCAAGAGCTAATACCATCGAAGAAAATGAAAAAGCAACAAGACCCGTGGATACTGTTGATTGCGCTCCAGTCCACCCAGTTGTATCCGATAAGCAATAGTAAAAAGCCATATTTCCGGCAGAAGTGCTTACAAAAAGGGCATTATTGCTATTTACAAAAAAGACACAGGTGCTGAAATTAATCAAAGATGAAGATGAAGATGAGGTATAACTAATGCCAGTGGCGCCACTTACCTGAAAAACACATCTAAAAAAATCAATATTAGTTGCTGCCGACCCGGTAACTGCTAAGATATTATCTGAGTTTGATTGAAGGGTTACGCCGGTAATTGTTCTTCTTCCTGCATCTGTACAAGTGATTTTTCCTACAATAGTTACATTGGGGGTGCTGGCATCACAATCAAAAGCTGTTAGATTGACCCCAGCCGGAAGGGTGAAGTTTTCCGTATATGTTCCAGGCCTTATAAAAATGGTCTGTCCCGATACCGCAGTTGCAATAGCTGACGTTATGGTCGTATAATTTGCCCCTTGGGCTATGGTAGGCGCCACAATAAATTGAGCTACGCCATATCTATTATCGCTAGTGTTTACAGTCGCCATATTTTCCTTATGCTGTTGTCCAAATTCCTATCTGCCCGGTAGACCACCAATCGTCTGTCGATGATTGATATCTTAATCTTAATGAATCGCCCGTTGCAGATCCCGTAATTGTTCCACCTGCACTTGTAACGGCACTACCTAAATGCGCAACTTGGGCCGCTTGTAACTGAATGACTACTACTCCATTAGTTGCAATTACTTCTATTAAATCCCCATCGGAAAGGCCAGCTGATAAAGGAGTTGTTAAGGTTATTGCTGCGGTAGCAAAAGATCCTGAATTTAAGGTGACAGTGGCAGGTGCTGCCACATTTGCGTAAGGGGGGCTTTTAATTGTGAGAGTGCTACCCGTTGCTGACGTCTTAGAGCCAGATAAGCCAAATATATTTATATTTCCTGCTGCTGGTGTTGCACTTCCAGAATCTGCGGTGAATGTTGTGCTACCTCCAGATGTAATCAATACCCAGCCTGTATTTCCTGTCCCTGTCGCCTTAAGCCATAAATTTCCAGATGTTGGATCGTGTGAAAGTGATGAAGGGTTCGCTGCTACCGTACCGTTCGGATTTCCAGAAAAGTTGACGTTAGATACATCTGTAGCCGTTTGTTGCATTAGGGTTATGGCTTGAGCCGTAGAGGCTTGAAGCCTTTCTCCTAGCGCAAACATTACTTCATTGTCAAAGCCTGCCATAAATTCCTTTGATTATTGAACAACCACATATGTTCCAATTGCTTTATAGCGTACCTGCAAACCGGCAACGCCAGTTGCCCGTAAAATGATGTTATTTCCGGAAGATGTAAATACTAGAGTCGCTAACAACAATGAGGCGTCTTCATCATTATCGCTAAAAGGAGTTGCCACGACGGTAGCCGTTGCACCATCTGTTTTAGCAGATGCGAACATCGTATACCCAACTCCATCTCCAGAAATTGGAGCTAAACCAGTCACATAAAATTCAAATCGAAAGACAGCTACCCCGAAAGGGGTAAGATCAAAAGTAATTAAATCAACAGGATTGGCATTAAAGCTAGCTCCCGAGCCTACTAATCTTGCTGTCTCCTGTACAACAACGGTATTTCCACCATCGGGGTCGGCTATTACCTGTATCCCATTATCTGTAAAATCTGAAGTGGACCCGCCCAGGATATTAAGAATATTTGCTACCGGTATGGCTACTCCAATATCTGTGTCATACTCTGTCGCTACCTCTGGGGGTAGAGGCCCTGATCCAGAACTGCGCTTAGTAATTTGACTCATTCATTACCTATGGGTAATTAATATATGTATAAGAAATCGAAAAATCGCCACTCGCGCCATTGCCTGTAAATATAGTTCCTTTAGGGAACGTATATAGATCATCATCTAGAACAAGTGCTTCCCCTGCGTCAAAGGTTTTCCATTGAATAGGACCTCCACCAAGATCAATAGAGATAACAACGGGAACGGTCCCTAAGTTATCCATAATTATCTTTACAGGGGTGTGTAGGAGGGTTCCAATGACGACATCACTTCCCGTCATCGTTTCTATTAGCTCAGGAGCTGGGAGCATCTGTTGATGAAGAATAAATACAGACATCTTACACTCCTGTTAGTTAACGATTTCCCATCCGATTACAGAAACATCGCTAGCCTGTAGAGCAGTAGCGTTAGCAACTTGAACGGCATTTATAACAAATGAAACTCCAGCTGTTTTAGTGCCTAAAGTTACAAATCCGAGTGCTGCGGCTCCTGTCGCCCCAACGCCCTGACGATATAGTCTAACCTGGGAAGCTGCTGTTATGGCTGTTGTGGCAACTGTTGCAGTTCCACCAACTAGAGTTACAGTTCCGGCAGAGTTGGCTCCTGCTGCGGTTGTAGTGCCCACGCTTCCGTAAACGTCTTTATTTCCGGCAGCTGTTCTTACAATGTTTCCATTTGTGGCTGTGATATTGCCAAGGGTGGCAGTTAATGAAGTGCCTGCTGTTATTGATGTGCCCGCTGACATAGATCCGAGGGTTGCGTTGATATTGCCGGCTGATGCTACAATATTTCCAGTAGTAGAAGTGATTCCTGTTCCAGCTGTCAACGTGGTTGTTGCCACCATAGACGTGCCAGAGGTCACAGTTGTAGTTGATGCAATAGATCCAGGAGCAATAAAAGCCGCTGGAATGCTTAGAACAACGTTTCCAGTTGTAGGGGCAGCTGTAATTTGGTTAGCTGTTCCTGAAACTGAAGAAACTCCAAATGCGGTATTAGCTGTCTGATACCATAAACCTGCCCCTACAGTATAATATTGGACTGGTGGGTTTACACTATTATCTTGCCAACGTGTGCCTGGATTATAGATATCTTGGGTTGAAGGTGCTCTAAGAGCGTAACCAATAAATTGTGGATATACAAATGCGTCTACACCTGTTGCAAAAGGGGTTCCTTGTGCGGTGTTTCCAAGGGCTGCGGTCATAAAAATGCCTCCATAGAGTGGTTTAAACTGAATGTCTAACTACATCTACGACGGCGAACTCGTACTACAGCCAGGAGGCGCGACCTTCCTTTTTCGCTAAATTCAATTTATCAAGTAATTATTTTAATGGCGAGAAAATTATGCAACTTTTTTGTAAGGGAATCCACCGAGCTTCAATAATGTGTAAACGCTGGCTCCCATGCTAGGGACTTTCCCTTTCCACCATTTACCCCATTTGTTATGGCCATCAGTTCTAGCAGGCACTGCACCGCGCCTAAATAGCTCATACATGGGCGGAGGAACATTATCATAGGCATAGACAGGGCCATTACGATTAGGATGTTTTCCTAAAAACCGAACATATAGTTTTCCTGTTTGATCATCATAAGCAAACCCTTCAACATTGCTTGAGGGCATTCCTGGCTCTATAGGTGGTCCAGGAGGCTCAGAACCCCCCTTTAGACCTTCCTGTCTAAGTTGCTGTATTTGATTAGCAACTTTTTCAATCACCTGTAAAAGCAAGTCTTGAATAAATTGTGGAGGCTCTTCGCCCATGGAAATAATATCGCTAACAAGCTGTTTAAGTTCGCTCTTAAGCTGATTTATCTTTTCTTCATTCATTATGAGTTCAACACGCTTTGTAATGTTTGTGCAATTTGATCCCAATTTCCTGAAGGTTGATTTTGGGATTGTTGTGGGTTTTGTTGTTGTGTAGGCTGAGCTGTTTGACCATTTCCAAAAACTGATTCTACTATAGACGACCAAGGCGATTTATGATCTTTCGTAAGTTTTGTTATTGCATCATCAAATTTTTTGCTTGTCCTGGCTGCAAGCCCTGCTGCAATAGGAGTATCTCCTTTTCCCACACGCTCTTTAATAAATTGATGTAATTCCGGGGAATATTGTTCGATAATATTACGTTCCTGGTTAGCAGGCCTCTGTTTCTCTCCTTTAGAAAGTTTGTCTTTGATGAAATTCATTCCCTCTTCAACATTCAAGCCCATATCCTGTCCTTTTTTGAGGAAAGATCCCAGTTGAGGACTGACTTTATTTATGCCTTTAATCGCTAAAGCTGTTGGGATGTATTGGTTAAAGAAGGGCATGACTTTGGAAGCAAGTCCTGATCCTACAGCTGCCGCAGTTCCCGCAGTTGTGGCGACTGTTGCAGCTGCTTTTTTGATATTACCCCGATACTTTTTATCTCGCTCAATTTGTGCCTGATTGGCAGCTTCATCAGATCTTAAAACCATAATTATCTCCTAAAAAGTGGAAGGTATAACAAGTCTGCCCAATTTGGCAAAATATCGCGGCCTGTCTCTGCTAATTCTTGTCTTTGTCTATAATTTAAGCCTAGCCTATCTTTATCTTCGGATATTTGATCAAAGAAAGCCCGTTGATCAAAGAAGGGGTCTTTATTTGATAAGGAGCGCGCAATTGCTAATATACTATCATCAGGCCCCAAACCAAGATTTCCAACATCAATAGCAGCTTTTCTTGCTTTTTGCTCGTCAGGGACGGAACTTGTTTTATGACTGGAAATATACGATGAGATTTTTTGACTTGGAGGAAAAGCGATAAGAGCGGATCCCTGTGGGGACATTCCAAATTTATCACCTTGAAGAATATTGTTAAATTCCTCTAAGTTTCCCGATCTCTTGAAGATATCTTGAAATTCCTTTAAGTTTTTATTAGCTTCGCTTCCCTTTAGGAGCGCTTCAAACCCTGTTGTCTCTCCTAACTTTCTTAATTTATCTTTGGCCATAGCGGTTCGATATAGCCTTTCAGACCAATCATTAGCAACGTTATCAATATCCGCATCAGGGTGTTCTATTAAATCCCTCTGCATGGCTCTTTGAGTATTGATAATCATAGGGCCTTCAACATCTTTATAAACATCCTTATCCGTCTTCTGTAATTTTGTTTCTAAGTGTCTTTTTAAAGACTCGTTAGCCTTATCTTTCCCTGCTTGGACTTGCTCTAGCCTGCTTCTATAGGCCTCTGGCTGTTGCAAATACCTTGCTTCATCATCTGAAGCTAGTTGTCTTGCTTGATCAGGCAAAAATCCTTGATTAATATAATCTGCAACAGCGGAATTTCTTTGCTGTGGACTCCAAGGTGAGCGTGGGAGATTTTCTTTATTTAAGGCATTTCCTGGCGTAACCTGAGGGATATCCTGATTTCTTTGAAGGTTGGGAGTTCGTTGATTATTATTTACAGCGCCAGCCAAAGGCATTTGATTAGGCTGTGATGTGCTACCTGCTTGCATTTGTCTATTTGGACTTGCATTAATTTGTGAAGAAGAATCATAAGGACCGCCTGCATCTTGTAGTCCATTCTGCGAGGCATTTGGACCACCCCTTCCAGCAGCTCTGTTAAATGCGTTCCCTTGGTTTTGAATCTTTGCTAATTCTCCAAAGGACTGAATCATTTGAGGAGTAATTCCTGGGATTGCCGAAAGTCGGGATAGCTGTTGTATTGGCGTTAAATTTTGATGATCAGTTTCAAAGCTTTTCAGCCCTTGTGCTAATCTGCCCCTATCAATTTCTTGAGGTAGCTGCTCAGCCAGTCCTTTTCCAATACCTGAACCAATTCTTCCGAATAAATTGCCCTGTTTAATATATTGCGCCATTGTTATCCCCTCCCCGCTCCTTGTAAAAATTTAGGCAATTGGAACCCACCACCAATATTTGGGCTGGCCTGAGGCGAATTTCCATATGGACTAGTATTAGCGCCAACTTTATTCCCTTTTCCACCAAACCAACTTCCCGCGACGCTCCCGAGCGCGCCTCCTAATGGACCGCCCACAGCAGTGCCAAGTGCTCCACCAATAGCCGGAGCTACTGAAGAAAGAAAGCCCTCTGTCCCTGGCTGCGTTACCATATTTTGACTAAAATTCTGTAGTCCTATTTGACCTGCATTTTGTAACCCTTGTGCCCCAGATTGCCTTAAATTAGCTCTTATTTGTCCTAGTCTTTCAGCAAGATCAACTGAGCCTTGATTTTGTGCATTCCTAAAGCCCGAACTAGATAAGCCACCTGCGCCCATTCCAGCAAATTGCTCTGATATCTGCGGAGCTATGTCTTGATTATATTGTCTTAATGCGGGAGCTGCAAAGGCATTATAATCTGCGCTGTTATCGCTTAAGAGGTTTCTGTAATAATCTGATGCATCTCCAAGCGCCCCTCCAGCCCCTCTTCCAAGACCTGCATTTACAGCTTGTCTATAAAGCGGCTCTTGTTCTGGTCTGAGAGTTGATACATTCTCTCTCTTCTCTGGAGTTCCTCCAAAGAGACTGCTAAAAAAGTTGGGCATACTAAACCTCTTGTAAATATTCTATTGTTACGAAACATCTAGTGAAGGCGGATTCATCAACCGCAACCGTTATGTTTACATTTGTCATATCCATATCTAAACTAATATTTGTAAGTGATGCAGCATCCGCGTAAGGAATTGGCTTTGCTGTTAATGCTATTGGGTCGGTTGCTGCTGCAAACATCTGTACTAAGGTAAAGTTATCCGTTACCGAGATCCCATGAGGAACCGACTTAGTTCCTGCCGCTGGCAGTGCCCCAAAATCTATAACCTTTCGCAAAACCTGTCTAAATACTTGGGAAGTGCTTAAATCATCCAGATTCTGAACGCCCGGAATAAAGGCCTTTCCGCTCAATAATTCTTCATCTAAAAACCAACCTATTTCCCTGATATTCACAGCATTAGAGATTCTTTTTAGCTGTTCGACTATGAACGGCTTAGCTTCTTGCCAATCTTCAGGAATTGCATCATATACCGGAACAAAGCTCTCCAGTTGCTGGTTATCAGAAAAGTCATTCATTATTGCGCCCTTTGAACTTTAAGCGACCAATAGACATTGTTTTTTGCAACGACATCGTTATTCTTAATCTGTAAGATATTCCCAGCAAATTGAGGCGTGATATTGCTTCCCGCAAGGTTTAGGTTAATAATTGTTGCCGAGGTTCCCATCCAGTATATGACAGCCAAAACCCTATTAGCGGCCACAGCTATAGCATCGCCTGCAAATAGCTCACAAAAGACTACGGACATCCCTGTAAAATCTAGAATATTTGTCGTTGCTCCTGGTGCAATAATGAGAGGCGTGGCCGCTGAATTTAAATTTGTAAGTGGCGTCGGAACGGCATTATTTATACCCCGAGAGTAGTGTAATAATCCCAAGGCAGCATATTGCTGGTAGGCGTAGAATTGAAGTGTAGTGGCGCTGGTAGCCGGTGGAAGCCCATCCGGCGGGCTATTGACTACAGCAGGTGTAGTGACAAAATTATGAAAGCCTTGGTTAGGGGTTGCATTATTAAGCGGATAATGATTTGTTCCATATACTATATTTGCTTGCTCGAAGTTGCCCTGTAGGTTCTGATAATCCACATCGAGATTAACGGTCCCGGTCGGGACTAGAGGGTTATAGACTGGCATATGTACTCCTAAATTTGTGTTAATCTTCCTGCTTTTCTAATCCATAAAACTTGAGCATCGATTTGAACATCTTTTGTCTGCTCTTCTCCTGCCATCTGGGCATTTGAAAAGGCATATTGCAGAGTTAAAAAGTTCGATCTCGTTGGGCAAAAGACACGTTGCCAAAACTTGCTACCGCCTTTAGTGTTTAATGTCGATGTTGTCGTTGGTATTGTTGAATTAAAGAAAGTGTCTGGAATACCTTGTGGTCCAGAGCCTGGAATGCGGTTTTGAGGCAATGTATTTGAGGTTTCATCTTGGTTGTAATCTAAGTAGACATATAGAGAAATGGCACCTGGCTCATTAAGCTCCGTTGAATCCATTAAGATATCTAGATAGCCAAGCTGAATGCTTTGGCCTTCATCCAGAAAGTTAAATTTCTTACTGACTATTGAGAAATTCTCTCTTATGTAAACTAGGCCACCCCCAACATAGTCGCCAGCTGGCACATCTAATTGAGGAGTGCTAAACTCACCCGTTGCAGAATCATACAGCATTAATCGAAAAGAATTCTGCGGATTGGCATTTGAATTGTCGCCTAAGATAATCCCATAAATTCCATCATTTAAGTTGTCATAGGGGGTTCCTGTTGGAATCCCTCGAATACCGATCACGTCTCCAGTTTTAAGATTGTGATTGGGTGAAGTTATCACGGTTGGAAGAGTAGTATTTGGCTGAATGCCCGAAATATAGAGGCTTACATCATTAGTAGTTTCTTGATCTAGATATTCAACAAAGCCTTGTTGATTCCCACCAACAATATCGGGTTGTCCTCTTGCTTGCGTTCCTATCCAAGAGAAATTACACTGAATCCAAGGAATAGGCGTAGTAAGCCACGTTCTACTTCCTTGAGGCTGAAATGTCCCAAGAGTTGTCAGAGAATCCTCAAATAAAGCCCAAGAATCATTTTCATAGTTATAAACGAGTCTTATATTTGGATAAATTCGGTCGCCATCTGAAACATCCGCGTCATATTCAGAGGATAAAGGAATTGTCCAATATGCTAGACGATTGATGAAATCTCTAATTCCATGTACTCTTGTAGGACCGTCATTGGCATTCTGTATTTCAAAGACAAAGTCGACGATTTTTATGTCTATTCTTTCAGATCTATAGCTGTCGCATTCAACAACGCCCTTATCCCCTATACCAATAAGCGAAGTATCGAATTGAATAGCCGAGAAAGGCCCTTCACCACCAAGCTCGCTATTAACACGCTCAATTTGAAAAGGGGCGATAGAACGACCAGTATAACGAAGCTGCCAAGTAGACCGCTCACAATAAATAACCAAGTTATCACGTACAAAACCCACAGAAACGATGTTCTCACTAGTAGGAATATCAAGAAAACCTCCCTGTCCTCTTATGTCGTCTCTCCATGAACCTGTTGCCGGTGGTCCCGCTGAATATGGAATGAATGGATTTCCAATGGTTGACCATCGTATTCTATTAGAAAAATTAACAGCATTAGCGGCAGAAGTGCCTTCCCATGTGTTAAAAGTTAACAATCTGCCTCTAAAAGGGAGCAATGAAAGAAAATTAGTCAAATAAGTAGGGGTAGCATCTATTTGTGCCCAAGGGGAAAATGTCGCAGGGGCATTGTCATCATAAAAATC